AGGGGTTCTAATGTCTACGCTGCTGTGGTGGTGGTACTATAGTCGTACCATCATCACACTGCACCTGCTCATGATGCTGCCTATCGTATGCACACTGTATATGTGGAGGAGATGGATGACTAAAGACATGCCTGATCATGTAGCAGCTAATCGTGTAGCCAACAAGACGAAGCGCACTAAACGCTTGCGTGGCAGTAGTGAGCGTAGTGAGTTCTATGATGTGTTCCGTCGCATAGACATGCACAATGGAGACAAGGAGGTATGTTGGGAGTGGCGTGGTGCTCATGGCCTAGGCACACGTCAAGAGTGGCGACCTCGCGTAGCTATAGACAACAAGCACTACTACGTCTATCGCGTGGTCTATCAACTGTACACAGGCCACACATTGGCTAAGCACGAAGTTGTCCGCCACACATGCGACCATTCATGGTGCTGCAACCCGCATCACATGTTGGTAGGTACACAGGCTGACAACGTAGCTGACATGCTCGACCGTGAGCGTGTAGGTATCAAGCATTACCACGTCAAGCGTATCATGGAGATGCTTGAGATCGGTTGTACCGCTGAGTTCATCAGCCGTAAGATGCGTGAGGGCTACGACATGCAGATTGATCCTAGCATGGTACGCAAGATACGTATGCGTACTGTGTATAGGCACATACCGTGGCCTTGGGGTGACAACTACGCAACTGCGCGTAGAGCTAGACTAGCGAAGCTGCGAGCAGAGTGATTTGCTTGTAGTTCTACATGTGTTATAATAGTACTATTCACAAAGAGAGGAGACTACAATGGCTAAGGCTAAGGCTAAGACTACGCTTGATGACTTAGTACCACTTGAGGCGCGTGTTACACAGTGTATACGTGGCTTCCCAACGCCTGCTACTACACAAGATGCAATAGACCGTGCTGCTGCTGAGTATCTAGTTGCCAACTTGCTACGCCAGCAAGCTGACAAACGCTGCGATGCTGCTAAGCGTACCATCGTCGAGGCTCATGAACAGGACATTGCAAAGCTACGCAATGAAGCTGCTGAGAGGATGGAGAAGGTGACTAAGAGTGTGATGGGCGTTGATTGGTCTATCATGTTCGCAGTCAACAAGCCTGTTACTACTACTAGTGCCAGTGACTTGCGTACTCAGTTGATCAAGCTAGGTGTGAAGGCTGAGTTGATTGATGAAGCTATGACTAAGGCTGAGAAGAAGTACACTCCCGCTCTTACTGTCACTGCACAACGCGAATAGGGTACTGCCAATGGACGACGATAACAAAGTCGTCAAGCTGCGCCAGCCTCAGGTGGATAAGCCTACGGCTGGCGTAGTCGTTGATGATCCTATCAATCCCAAGTCTATCCTCAACATGACTGACGTTGAACAGGACATGCTCTTGCAGCAACTGCGCGAACGTCGCATGAAGGCTGTTGAGATACTGAAGCGTGCAGACATAGCACGCCGTGAGGCTACCACTGTAGCCATCGCTATCCGCATTGAGAAGAAGGCTGAACAAGTACAACGCCAAGTGGAGAAGGCCGACAAAGCCCTTGAGAAGCTTGAAGAATTGATCTACGGTCTACGTGCACTCGCACTGCAACACACCGATGTAGACATAACCAAGCCAGCAGGCACAACATGAGCATCCCACCTGTAGCTCGTCAGCGGCTCGATGTTGTACGCACACAGCAAAAGTTGCGTAAGCATAAGAGCATCTCACACTACATGCCGCTGCTACTGCAAGCTGCTGAACGTATCCCACTCATACGTCAGCTAACACACAACGACGACACAGGCACCCTTCGCTTCCTCTACCAAGGTCGTCGCATCCAGTACTACATCACCACCCACCGACTACTCATCTGCAACGCTCTCGGATATACGACGTATATCTACGAACCACAGCAGATGATCGAACTCATCCTCACAGCTAATGCTAACTCATTCCAAATGGAGACTGACGATGGTGAACTATGTCCAACGGGCGCGCGACGTGCGTCTTACACTCCGTACCCTCGGCATGGAGGCAGGCACAATAAAGACACTTGAGCTACTCGCAGAAGACAACGAGATGCTGCGCCAGGAGATGGCCTCACTCGTAGAGGCTATGAACAAGATGGCAGACATCGTTGCTGACATCGCTACTGTAGGACAGAAGCTCAAGGGTGATTGGGAGAAGGTCCGCAAAGACATGCACCCAAATAGCGAAGCAGGGAAGGATATACAGTGAATACATTGCATGATGACGCACCAGAGGAACGTGCACGTGTATACGGCATACTCGCTCCACTCATCATGGCCTTCCACGTCCACAACGCTGGTAAACAATTCCACATCGAAGATTTGCGCCGTTATGTGCTTGAGTTCGCACCTAGTGGCGCTATAGCACCTGACAGCCCTGGCCGCATACTACGTGAGATGCGTCTAGAAGGTAAGCTCAACTACGTCGTACTAAATCGTAGACAATCACTGTATCAGTTCAGGGAGGTACTAGCTGATGTTGATCAGGCGCACAACTGATACGTCGCTGCCGTGGGTAGATTACTCTACTATGACTGCAATCAACACATGTCCTAGATGGGGCTTGATCAACTCATGGCATGGTAAACACCTAAGTGCAGGAGTAGAACGTGTCCTACCACTCGAAGCTGGCCGCGCTATGCATGATGTGTTCGCAGCTTGTCGCTTCTTCGACCTTATACACAGTATATGTGGCGACACGTTAGACATGCAGCTTGAGAAGCTTGCGCGGATCAACGTCTACGCTGGTAAGCTGTTCGCTAATGCTGAGTTCCCTGATCGTTGGGTACGTGCACTCACATACTACAATAGCGGCGAGGATGAGATCACTCGTTGTATGCAGATGTGTCTCAACCTACTAGAGACAAGTGGCTACTACGACGATGCGCGTGACAACAAGCGTACTATGTCCAACCTCGAAAGTGCCGCAATCAACTACATCCAACGCTATCCACTAGGTCGCTTCATACCCATCATGACCGATGAGTTCATAGGTGTGGAGGTGCCATTCGATGTTACTCTGCATGATAGTCGCGACAATCCTCTTATGCGCTTCATTGGTCGTGTGGATGGCGTATGTCTTGATACTATGCGGCCTAGCGACACAACACCTGAGGTACATGAGAACAAGACGGGTAGTCGTATTGACACTGTGTGGTCTAACAGCTTCGACACTAGCCATCAAGTCACAGGTTACTGCATTGCACTATCGTGTGTGCTGGGACTACCAGTTCGCAACGTAGTGATGTGGGGCTTGCAGCTACCTGTACCTAAGTCGTCAACTTACAGCGACGGCATCATGCGCTACCCTACATCACGTGATGAGAGAGCATTCCATGAGTGGAAGACGTGGGTACACCATACGCTACTTACGATTGAGGTATACGAGCATGATCCTGTTAATGCTCCTATGTATACACATAGCTGCAACCGTTACTTTCGTTCTTGTTCGTTGATCCCGTTCTGCTGTGAGAGTGACAGAGATAAGCGACAGCACATGTTCGATCATGAGATGACTAGCGAGCGTTGGTCACCTCTAGCTGAGACACTCGATCCCTAACGTCGCTTGCTTCTACTACTACATGTGCTATAATAGTACTTGTAGATGAGAGGAGATGCTATGGATATTGTTATTGAGAAGCCTACTGACACACTCACACGCATATCAATGCTGCTGTGGGGTGACAGTGGCAGTGGTAAGACTACGTTAGCTGCGACTGCTCCAGGGCGTAAGCTGTTCATCATGCTGGACCCTGATGGTGACATGAGCATACGCAACATGCCTGACTGGTCACGTGTATACTTAGCTAATGAGAAGTCAGTTGACATCGTGAAGGAGGGAACGAAGCCTGACCCTTACACACTGTATAACCAACTTGCCAACTTCGACACTGTGATAGTTGATAGCCTTACCAAGTTCAGCGAACATGCACTACGTCATGCTGTCAACGTAGCACCTAAGTCATCCATCGAGAACCCAGGCATGAACGGCTACGGCTTGCGTAACACATACGTCGGTGCGTTCGTATCTAACATGTTGCGTATCACTGGTATGCTGAACAAGCACTTGATCATGATCACACATGAGAAGGATGGAGATCGCAACTCAGACGGTGGCTTAATAGGTGTGGGCATGATGCTCGGTGGTCAGCTACCTAACATCACTAGCAAGGACATCAGCGAGGTGTGGAACATGCGTGATCAGGGTGGCAAACGCTATATCGCTATACGTCCTGAACGCTTACGCTCACCAATGAAATCACGCATGTTCGATATGACTGGCAACACAGCATTCGAGTGGCGTTACAACAGCAACAAGTTAGAGGGGCCGACTATATCTGATTGGTGGTCAGCATATACCACTAATGGATACACCAAGCTCGCCGTCCCCAAGTAATAGTACCACTAGCTATAGTGGTACAACGCGACACACGTGCCAGCTTTAGTGGCTTGCTGGCTCCGCAGTGTGTGTATAGTGTATACAGCCACTTAACCAAGAGGAGTACTATAATGGGCTTGTTGACCTTTAGCTCAAACATCGCAGACGCTGAAGCTCCACCGCAGTTACCAGCGGGTGAGTACAAGGCTATCTGCACTGCTGCACAAGACAAGATCGCAGCATCATCTGGCAACCCTATGCTGACGCTCACCATGCAGGTGCCGCGTTCGGAGTTCCCTGCTGACTTCGACCCAGGTGACGGCGTTGATGAGTTGACGTTCACTCTCAATGTGGTTAGCAGAGACATCCCCGCTGATCGCTGGCGCATGAAGAACACATGCAAGGCGTTCGGTGTGCCGATGTCCAACAACATCGACCCCAACGACTTCGTGGGCCGCGAGTGCCGTGCACGTGTTCGCATGGGTAAGGACTTGGAGAAGAACGACCGTGCAGAGATCGGTCAAGTGCTGCCACTCTAGCACTTGCACACTGTATAACTGCTCGCTACACTACTGCTAGGTAGTGGCAATAACGTCGCTGCCTAGCAGATCATCACAACTCTTACAAGAGGTATTCTGATATGGCTACACCAGCACGATCTACCGCTTCCTCTTCCTACTCTGGCAACGCCGGTAAGAAGAACAAAGACCGCGCACCTCAGAAGCGCACGTTCCACTTCTTCATGCGTGTTGTTGACGAACAGGGCAACGTCATCCCCGGTGCGAAGTTGCAAGTTGATCGCATCATCAGCGATGCACGTAAGGTGATTGAGTTCATGGACACTCCTGACTACGCCAACCTCGGTCTGACCCGTGTCAAGCATGAGGTCATCGCTAACAAGCGTGGCGAGGAAAGCGATGGAGCTTCGTCTGTTGGCTAGTTCTACTCCTCTCAATAGCTGACAGCTAAGCAGCGCCGCGTACTCTACCCCCATTGAGTGCGCGGCGTTTGTACTTGCACAGTGTATATACATGGAGACTACAATGCCTTTAGGTAATGATCGTGTACGTGTAAGCTTCAACCCGGATGGCAACAGTTTGATTAATAAGATCAAGGGTGCAACTGCTGATCTGATTGACATATGCAATGCACAGAACGACACACACGATAACCCTGAAGAGGGCCGCTTGTGGTCGCTCGCGATGACACACTACGAGACAGCAGCTATGTGGGCTGTAAAGGCTGCGACTACACCTGACGTATAACTACTACTACAACTAGTAGCCGCGAAACATAGCGGTGTAGGAGAACATCAATGCAATTAGACGCAGAGCAAATGCGTGCTGTAGACATGTGCGCTGATCGTACCAAGCGCCTCGTCGCTGTAACAGGTGAAGCTGGTACAGGTAAGACTACAATCATCCAGCAGACATGTGCTAGACTAGCAGTAGAACATAAGTCATTCGCACTAGCTGCACCTACGGGTAAAGCCGCTCGACGTATACGTGAGGCCACAGGCTTACCAGCTACAACCATCCACAAGCTGCTCGCCTTCAACCGTCCTGAGATGGACGACGACACAGGTGAAGCTACATCAGTTAGCACACCATCATTCAACCGCCATCGTCAGCTTGAGTATGACGTGATCGTGGTTGATGAGTACGCAATGGTATCAACTGGTCTACACCGTGACCTCGTTGATGCTATAGGTACAGGTACACAGCTACGTGTGTTCGGTGACATACGTCAGTTACCACCCATTGAGAACGGTGCACTAGCTGATCCAACGTCGCCGTTTGCTAAGTGTCTAGCGATGCCTAACACCGTTACACTACACAACATATACAGACAGGAGGAGGGCAATGGTATCATTGAAGCCGCTCGCCGCATCAACAGAGGAGAGTTCTTCAGTGGTAATACCGATGTCAAACTACGGCTTAACGACGCGGTGTTATATAGCTTATACGATATGCTGGGAGACACAGACGTTGATTGGCGATCCCTTGATAATCAGATCATCTCACCTGCCCGCAAGTCTGATATCGGAACTGTTCGATTGAATGCGTCACTGCAAACCAAGTTCAACCCTGACATGCCTCACAAGCTGGAGCTACCACGCAACAAGTGGGAGATAAAGAACCGTTGCTTCGTCAGTGTAGGTGACAAGGTAGTGTGTAACACTAACTCATATGACCTACGTGACTACGATGAACGCTACTCGGACTACGACCCTGATGGCATAGGTATACGTCATGCGTTCATACCAGCACCAGATACCAAACAGATGTTGAATGGTGAGGTAGGTATAGTCACAGACATAGACCCACTCGGTGTATTAGAGATCAACTTCGGTGATCGTGTAGTTGAACTGCCACCTACTGTCAGTGACTACAACCAACGTCGTCAGTACTTCTACCACTTCGACCCACGCAAGGCGATTGAGTTGGCGTATGCGTTGACTACACACAAGTGTCAAGGCTCGCAGTATGAGCGTGTGTGTTACATCATGGCATCGTGTGCGTTCTTCAACTTAAGTCGTCCTAACTTCTACACAGGCATCACACGTGCAATCAAACATGCAACCGTTGTAACAGATCAACGCAGCTTTGCTACGTCGCTGCGTAGCATGGGCTGGAAGCCGAAGGGGAAGAGGTGATGGGTATACGTCGTATACTTCCAATCGGTACACACCTACGTCAGTGTATACTATGTGGCTACCCAATCGCTGCTATGAGTGATGAACCTACTGCACATGAACTCGCGTGTATTGAGGAGGTTGTGCATCAGTTCATCGACGCACACAGGGAGGAGAAGAAGGATGACGATCAACGAACTACGTGAGCGGTTCTCACAACAAGCACAGTCCGCGGGCTTAACAGTGGAGTGTGCAATGGGTGGTATAGTAGGTGCTACGCTGGCTGTGATCGCGGAGGCACCAGGACGCAATGAAGTAGCTCAAGGTCTACCACTCGTAGGTGGTGCTGGCAACATTCTATGGAAAGCCATTCGTACTCATGCCCCGGAGGTAAAGCGACATGAATGCTACGTGACAAATGTAGTAAAGCGTCAGGTACAGTTCGGTGTAGATGATACAGGCAACCGCAAGCCTGTGGGTAAGCATGAGTTAGTTGCATGGCAAGACCTATTGATGTGGGAGCTACGTCATCTACCCAACCTACAACACGTACTCCTACTCGGCAACTACGCAGTCGAAGCTCTCTGTGGTAAGAAGGGTATCACGTCGTGGCGTGGTAGTGTACTTGAGACTAATGTTGGTAACCGTGACATCACCGCTGTGTGTACATTCAACCCAGCATTCTGCGCTCGCGATCCTATGGCGCACATCATCTTCGACATGGATATAGGTGATAAGCTGCGTCCAGTTGTACTAGGGAGCTACAAACCACATGAAGTCACTGTACGCATTAACCCTACCTATCATGAGGCAGTGGACTATATTAGCCATTGTAAAGCCTCACGTGATCCAGTCGCCAGCGACATTGAAGTCATCAGCAATGAGACAGCTTGCATCGGTCTTGCTGCCTCACCGCATGAAGCCATGTGCATTGCCTTCCGCAATGAGCAAACCAACGTATACAGTGTGCAAGAGGAAGCAAAGCTACGCCGTAGTCTCCAACGCCTATACACTACACCTACTACAAAGATGGTGTGGCAGAATGGAGGATTTGACATGGCATGGCTATGGTTTAAGGATCGGATTCGTTGCAACCCGGCATACTCAGACACGATGCTTGCTCATCATGTGTTATACCCAACGATGCCACATGACCTCGGTTTCATTGTCAAACAGTATACAACGCATCCCTTCTACAAGAATGAGAAGGACGAATGGAGACATACGGGTGGTATTGATAACTTCTGGCACTATAATGGGAAGGACTGTGCGCTCACGCTTGCGGCAAACGCTCACATCGTTGCAGAACTGCGCGATCAGAAGCTAGACAAGTTCTACTTTGAACATGTCATGCGACTGCAGGCTCATCTAGTACGCATGACTGTGGGTGGTGTACTCAACGACATGGACCTACGCCGTCGTATGCTTGATCCCAATGTGAAGGGCAACCTACACGACGATGTACAACGCAAGCTGCAGAACTTCTACGACGCTGCTCGCATAGCTACACGCGAACCACACTACACACCTAATCCTAACTCACCGAAGCAGATGGCCGAGCTATACTTCAGCAAGTTGAAGTTAGTAGGCAGAGGTACAAGTACAGATAGCACGAACAGAGAGCTAATGCGAAAGCACCCACGCACATCGCCTGAAGCGCGGGCGGTACTTGATGCAGTAGATGCATACATCGAGGACGATAAGTTTTATTCTGTGTATGCATCAGCTCAACCAGATGCTGACAATCGTATGCGTTGTGATTACAGACAGACAGGCGTACGCAGTGCACCAGGTCGCCTATCGTCTGCCCAGACGTTGTGGGGTTCGGGTGGTAATCTGCAAAACATTCCCGACAGGGCGAAGGAAATGTTTATAGCGGACCCCGAGTGCTGCTTTATATACATTGACGGCAGTCAAGCCGAGGCACGTGTAGTCGGCTGGCGCTACAACATCGACACGTGGATTGCTCAATTTGAACGTGCGCGGCGTGATGGGAGCTACGACTGCCACCGCGCTCTCGCCAGTGACATGTTCAACGTACCGTATGCAGACGTTCCCACGTTCGACCGTTATCCCTTGGATGAAGCTGCCGCGTTGCGTGATGGCATCAACTTTAGCAGCGACCAAGCTGGCAAGCCCACCATCCGTTACATTGCTAAGAGGTGTCGTCATGGGTTGAACTACCGTATGATGCCTGACCGTCTTGCACTCACGACAGGGTTGTCGTTAAGCACGGCGAGTGAGGCGTTTGTCAAGTATCACAAGTTGACGCCCGAACTGAAGAAGGGTTGGGAACTCGACTTGAACAGAGTGCGAACTGAGAAGGCGATATACAACGCATATGGTAGGAGATATGTTCAATTGATCCCTATCACAGAAGAGAGTACAGAAGCAATAGTTGCTTTCTATCCTCAGTCCACAATAGGCGACCACATATGTCGGGTAGTGTACAGAGCGCACGATGATCCAGCATGGCCCAAGACCAAGGCACGCATCGCGCTCAACACACATGATGGGTTGATAGGTATAGCACACAAGTCAGTAGCTAAAGCTGCACTACGTATACTTGTCAAACATGCAGAGGCACCACTGATGATAGGTGGTAAGCCATTGATCATCCCTGCTGAGTGTGCTATGTCAGTGGCTGGCGACGACGGTGTGCATCGTTGGTCAACCATTAAGAAGATGAAGCGTAGCGACTTACTCGCTTGATGTATTGGCACCAGCCTGTGAGTAAGCTGCATCTGGCGAGGGGGAGCCAATACTCTCCCTTGCCATTTCATCCAGTGTAGCAACTGTGATCTTACGTCCATTCAATCGTGGTGCTAGATACGCACCGAACTTAGCAGCTACACGTTGCTCAAGATACTTGATAGCCATGTACTGCTGATCCATGTTGTCTTGTCGCTTCTGCACAATGATGTCGATCTTCTCCTTCTTCTCCTCCGCGGACATGTTGTAGTTAGAGTTGAGTGCGTTGATTGAGTTCTTATATATAGCGTCTTCCTTCTTCAGCTTACCGAGCGGACCAGTGGGGTTCTGATACTGTGCTACAGCTTTCACGATCTGTATCATAGCAACATCAGTCAACGCCTCCTTAGGCATACCGCCAACCTGTTGCGCGTACTTAGCCTGCAGCTTCGCAGCCTTACCATCAGCACCATCCTTCATACCTACCATCGACTGTATGTGTTGAGTGTTCTCATTCACATACTCCCACTTAGGCGTCATGACGCTACGCTTCTGCTGGCTATCCCACAAGTTGCCTGTTAGTCCTATGACATCAGGCAGGTTCTTAGTAGCACGCTGAGCTACTACACCTAGAGCCTTACGCAAGCCGACGCCGAAGTCCTGGCTCTCACGTGGTGTAAGCTTGCCATCATCTCCCACTGGGTAGTACTTGCTAGCATGTAGAAACACGTCAGTACCTGCAGCTAGGTGTGCACCGAATGTACCTAGCAACGCATTCAACACAAGCGACGTAGTGTTGCTGACCTGACCAAGGTTGCTCATGCTCTCCGCTTGTGGGCCACTGCGGAAGTTGGATGATATCTGTCTGACCAACTTGCCACCACGCATGTCAGATGACTGTGGATCAAGCTTCATACCGCTCTCACCGAGCAGTGCTTGTACTACAGGTGGCATAGCTGGCACTAGGCTCATGGTGAATAGCTTGGGCCACTTGCTGCTGATAGGTTCAGGCGTCACGTTGTTAGGCAACATGCCCATCATCTGCATCACTGCACCTGTACCAGCGACCAAGCCAACTAGATCAGGTGGCAGCATGATGTCGTAGTACAGGTCACGGCTATAGTTGGGGTTCTCACCATTGAACCACGCAGTCAGCAGTTTAGGCGTAGGTATGCTGATGTACCTCCACAACTCATGATCAGGTCTATTCCAATACTCCTTCCTACTCTCCTCATTCCAGTACGTGCGCCAGTACATCGACTGACCCATGCCGTACATGGCGAGTGCAGCAGTAGGTAGCACGTACGTCATCGTGCTAGGGCTAGCCATGTTGCGTGTCAGTTCATACGCACCAAGCTTCGTCTGTGTCAGGTAAGGGAACATGCCTTCCAACTGACGCATGGCCTTGCTAGCTGGCACCTTATGCATGTTGCCACCTAAGAACCGCGTCTCACTGATCAACCTATCAAGCTCAGCCTGCGGTATACCTCCTGGCGTATTACGATGAGTGCGACGTAGCAAGCCCATGTTCTCTGTATAGAACATGCGCTGCGGTGTGAGGTAGATCATGTCAGCTAGGTCTTTGTAGAACGACCACGCAGCCTTCAGTGGCTTAGGCATAGTCTCACTGATGGTGCCATACACACCGCGCACCTTCTCGATGTTGTCAACTGCACCGAGGTTGTGACCTATGCCACGTGAGCGTAGCTGACCTAGTACACTATGCTCATGTACCCATGTAGCTAAGCTCGCAGCACTACGCACCATGTTCTCATAGTTGCGCCTGCCCATTGTATATCTAAGAACTTGGAAGACGCTGTTGTGATTAGCCAGCGTATCAGCCATCGCACGTGAGAAGCGCATGGCGAATAGGTCAGCGAAGTTGCGTGCTAGGTGCCACGGTATAGTAAGCAATGCAGTCGGGTCAGGTATACGTCCTAGTGTATGCTTAGCTACACCCGCTGGTAGCACATGTCGTAGTAGTGTAGAGGCAGGCCCAAACGCTCTATCATTGCGCTTGAGGAACATGTGCATGATCTGGTTGTACATTGCACCTATGGGTGGGAACAGTGGATTGCCGTAGCCTGTAGTGAGTTGCTTGAACAACTGCGTCGTCTTAGCTACACCCTTCATGACACCATCAAGGATGACAGGCTCTTGACGCAGCATGGCAGCTATCGGCCTATCACCGAACTCCCATAGGCGTAGACTACCACCACTCCACTCAGGTACTACGTGTTGATCATTCAACCTCGCACGTAGCCACGGACCTACATCATGTGCGGAGTTCAACTGTGCACGTGAGAACCATGTCTGATTGCCAGCACCTACCACCTCACGCATGTGGCCGTTGGTGTAGAAGTCAGTAGGTATAGTCCTCGCTGCATCCATGTGTGAGTACCTACGGATGAACTCATTACGCATAGTTGTATGCGCCGTCTCACGTAGGTGGTTCTGTAAGAAGCCACGTATAGAGCCTTGGCTATGCAGCAACGACGTGATGCGTAGATCATCACCTGTTCGCCCTGCCTCTGGTATATAGCGACCGAGTTGATCAATGCTCCCTTCACGTGCTACAGTAGTATCACCTCTAGCATCAACCTTCCTATCACTGTTACGCACAGTCTTCACCACTGCGCGCCACATACGCTGTATACCTACGGCACCCTCAAGTGGATCATGCAACGCTGGTGTGTAGTATGGATTAGCACGATGCTCAGCGGCAGCATCAGCAGCGTTCATCCGCCCTGCTGCAACATCATGATCACGCCACGCTTGATTGAGCCTACTAAGCGCGGCCTTATGCGCCATTGCCTCAGGTGACGTATCACGTATGTATGCGTTCGCTGTGCTGAACACGTCGTTCATGGGTGTACGCGGCAGCATCATACGTGCATCAGGGTCATCCCTAGCCACACGTGCTAGATCATTCTGCAACGCAGCTATACGATTGTTCGCAGCGGTAAGGCCATGCGGCTGCATACGACCACCAGCTACTTGCTGCTGTAAGTTTGCAATCTCATCACGTATGTTGTTTAGTGCCTGTGTATGCCGTGCTGCATACGATGTCATATTAGCGCCTGTCTCTAGCGCACGTGCACGGTCAGCAGGCATACTCGTCATGACGCGGTTGTACTCTTGCGTCAACTCAGCGATGCGCCCTCCTATGTCATCATTCAACGTAGAGCCAACGCTACGACCGTATATCTCTTCAGCCTCGTCAGCTACACGTGCACCATGTATATCTCTGATTGCACCTACAGCTATAGTAGACTCATCAACTCCAGCATTCGTCGCTCGACGTTGTGCAGCTACGACAGGGTTGAGTGCATCCACTGATGGTGTAAGTGATTGCGTCTGTGGTGGGCCTGATGTGATAGCAGCCGTACCCGGCGCTTGCTGACCAGCTACTTGTGCATTGAGCGTAGGCGTATTCTGCAGTGTCTGCTGAGTAGCTGATGGTAGTTGTGAAGCTTGTACAGCTTGATGCGCTCTACCCTTCATAGCTGCTAGCACAGCAGCCATACCAGCGAACGCTGCACCACCCGCCGTCAGTGTACCTATACCAGCACTGTCATTAGGCGTAGGTGTGAACGCAGTAGACTTACCCTGTGCATAGCGCATACCCTGATCAAGGGCTACACCAGCGGCAGCGTTGAGTGCGACGTTGCCTGTTGTATATGGTATAGTAGCAGGTGTCAGCACTTCCGCGGTCTTCAACACGCCACGTGTGGCTGGGTTGTTGAGTAGTGTGTTACCAGTGCGCGCTGCTATAGTTGCAGCCTTAGCTCCACCTGTCACCCATCCAGCAGGCAAGCCAACAAGCGCACCACCTATAGCTTCCGCTCCGCTCTCCGTCCAACTACGTTGACTATCAGGTCTATCATCACCTAAGAAGCTGCGTATAGCTCCCTTAGTTGCAGCAGCTACACCTGGCATATGACGTAGCTGCGACTCTGTGAAGTCCTCGAACTGCTTTGACTTCTTGTAGTCTTCTATACCTGTGTTGATCTCATCCTGTGTTAGCGTAGGATCATCCTGTTGCCATGCAGTGGCGATGTCTGTAAGGTGTCTCTGTATCCTATCCTGTGCACCTTCAGTCATCAGGTTCTTATTGAACGCTTCAAGGAATGGCTTGTCTGTGCCATATGTCTCATATAGCGCACTAGCCGCTGGACCTATTGAGCCGACTGCACCGTATAGATCAGTGAGTACGCTGCCAGCACCGACAGCAGCACTGCGTATGTGGTCTTTCCAACCACCTCGTTCCTCTGGCGCAGCATTCTGCATACGTTCGACTGGATCATAGCCGAATGCCTCCTTGAACTCCTCGCGTGAGTAGCTGCCATCTGCACTAGGCATCATTCAGTCTCAGCAGGTTGTATCTCTTCAACAGGTGCTTGTTGCTGTGGTTGTATTACAGGTCTGAACCTACCGTCAGGACCAATGGTGAAGCCTACTTCAGCGTCAGGCTGTTGTTGTCTACGTGGTCCTGGCGGCACCTTAGTAGGTGTGCTACTGCTAGGCGGCGGCTTACCAGTGACATCAAGCAAGTCCTCTGGTCCCTTCTTCTTAGGCACGATGTGATGTGGCTTGCTGTTGGGTAGCCACGGCGTGACACCATCAGGCATCATCTTGGGTGGTACGAACCCAGGCTTAGCTGGTACTGCTGCAGGCTTAGGTGCAGTAGCTGGCTTAGCTGGTGTAGGTGGTACGTCTGGCTGCGCGGATGATGGCTTTGTCTTCTGTGCTATCCACTCACTGACAGCATTGTAAATCTTATCGTAGCTAGCCTTGTAATCAGGAGGTGCCGCCTTGAGTGGGCTAGGACCACGATTGGCATATTCAGCTTGCAGTTCCTCCTTAGTACGTGTCTGTTCAGGTACACCCAGCACAGTAGTCTGTTGCCAGTTGTTAGGCTGACGCCAGTTAAGCTTTGGTCCTAACTCCTCAACTTGACTAAGCTCACGGCGGTTAGTGTACCAATCACGTATAGCAGCACCGATCTGCTCAAGGCTTTGCTGACGACTATCCGTCATTGTGTTGTAAGCATCAGCGACTGTGCCTGCTGTAGTAGCTGCACCAGACGCAGCACCAGCTACAGCGTTCGCTCCACTGCCTACATCCTGTTGCAACTGTGCAGCATTGCCAGCGATATGACCACCCGCGCCCTTCAATGCGCCGGGTATAGCAAAGATCGCATCCTTGATGTTACCAGCTACAACAGGCACATCTTCCTTGATAGCAGCCCACGGTAGCCTGCGTTGTCCTGGCAATGGTTTAGGTGGGAATGACTCCATCACTTGCGGTGGTGGATTAGACAACATGTCAGCACCAGCAGGCCCACCCGGCGCAGCGTTAGCCGATGCTGCATCCTGATATGCTATGTCAGGTGCATCAGGCTGTACCTTGCGTGGATCAGGCTGCGGCATTGGTACATCAAGTGCATTCAACCCATCATCAATAGGTACATTCTTCGCCTCATCAGGTGCCATGTTGGATGTATCAAACGTAGGTACATTCAACTTCTCATCAGGTGCTAATGGTTGTGGAGGTGGAGGTGGTGGCTCTTCACCGAATGGTGCATCTGCAAGCGACGGTCGCTGCGTGTTAGGACGCGGCATAGGCATCAACATGCTATCTGCGCTATCCGCTGTGTTAGGATCACGTTGTATAGGTGTAGCTGGTGTGCCGTACTCTAGATCACCGCTCTCAGTCTGTGGTCTAGCTTGCGGCATAGGCATTTCAAACTCAGGCCCACCGCTGCGAGCTAGAACTGCTGGCTGCGCGGGAGGTACATAGCCCTCACGCATCTTCATTGCAGCGGTATTTCTGAAGTTGCCAAACACATCCATCGTTGCAGTGTTACCAGCCTGCGGCCCGAAGTGTGTAGGTGGGAACTGTCCAGCAGGTGGATAGCCTTCAGCAGGCGTGTGCTGCTGCTTGTCAGGTTCGTACTTGTTATACTCAGGACGCACTACACCTGGCGGCAGCTTCGGTAGTTCTTTAGGCTTAGGCTGTGGTGCTTCTTTAGCTGGCATAGGACCGGCGACTTGTACTCTTGGCTGCGCGGGTACACTACGCTTGCTGCGTTCTTCAGGTGTTAGTACTGCTAACCTAGCGAACTGTACCTCAGGCCGCATACGACCACGACTACCACCCCAGTCATAGTGCATCAGGTCAGGTACACCACCTCCACCTAGTCTAGTACCGAATGCACCACCATAGCCTATATTACGTTCAGCATCAGGGTCGTTCTCTCGTACCCATGACTTAACACCACGTGCTAGTAGCGTGTACATACCTGTGTCATCTTCACCCTTGTGAGGTATAGCAGTGCCATCAGGCTTGATGATTTGGAAGTCAGCAGCTTGGCCCCTGCTATGGTGACTACGTCGATCAGTACGTCCTTCACGACCTGACACAGCACGTACAATGTAACCCTCAGGCAATGCCAACTCAGCACCGCCACGCACAGCATCAACTAGACGCCTGTTGACGCCTATCAGTGCACGTGCGTTGTGTAGTATAGGTATGTTAGCTGGTGGCCTAGGCGGTGTCGATGCTGAAGCTGCCGAGGTTTGGTTGCTCGTCTTCGTTGGGCCAAAAGGGACTTCACTACCAGCACTGCCTCCTTGTGCATATGCATCTTCACCAGCTATAGCACTACGCTTGCCAGTAGGCGTAGGCTGACGCTGTAGCAATGGTGGCACGTTGCCGTCGTTCGTAGTGTTAGCTGTGGGTGCTGATGTTGAAGGTGAAGGTGAAGGTTGAACTGCTGGCTGCGCGGGTTGCTTAGTTGCAATAGGTCTATCACCCGCACGCTTGAACGACTCATTCGTCCACGGCACATAGAACCCCGCCTGCCGCTTAATCAATGCATCAACTGACGCAGTTGGATCGAGGTTGTTGTTGACCAGCGTGCGGTAGTTCACATTGGGGTCTTTGTTCTGCCTCATCGCAGCAGTGGCAGGCATATCAGGGTTGAGTTGATGTGCAACTAGGAACAGCGGTCCATTGGTGTGACCGAACTGGTGTAGTATACCCCAACGTGGTATGTCAGCAGGATCACTAGACAG